CAGAAGGATATCAGACTTTAAACCGAGACTCACAAACCTAGCACAAACCTCACACTATCAAGTACAGTTTGGTGGTTTGCCAACTCTGCTTAGAAAGCACTTGAATGTGAGAGGTGTGGACTATAGGTTTCTAACTGAAACTTCTGGATTACTGTGCAATAAAGCATCACTTCCTGGTAGCAGACTTGGAACTCGGGCAATAGTTGGTAACTTCATGGGAGTTGCTGAAAACATGGCACACTCAAGAATATTCTCTCCTATCCAGTTGGAGTTTTATGTTGATAATGAATATAAAACTATGAAGTTTCTTGAGCACTGGATAGAATTTATTGCAAATGGTTCTGGTGAAACTCAGTCACAAGCAGGGTATTATCATAGAATGGAATATCCAAATGATTATAAAACCTATCAAACCAAAATAACAAAATTTGATAGAGACTATCAAAATGAGTTAGAATATACTTTCTATGGTTTATTCCCTTATGACTTAGTAAGCACTCAAGTTGCATATCAGTCTTCTGATATATTGAAAGCAACGTGTTCATTTTATTATGATAGATATGTGTGTGGTAAGTTTGATAGTTACTCCGTACATAGAGGAACATCAAACAATAAAGAGGGAACTGCGAATAATGACTCTGGTCTTCCTGGTAGACTTGAGGACCCCAACACACCGCTTGGTAGAGCAACTCAAGCAGCAGTAGGTCCATATCAGAGTAGAAGCGATATTCTTGGTGTTTCTCTTAGTGATACATTTGTAGGCGAGGCACTTAGAAATTCCCTCTAAATAAAAACATGACTTGACAGTATTATGCCTTTACCAAAAATTGCTACTCCAACTTATGAGTTGGAATTGCCTTCTAATAAAAAGAAAATTAGATATAGACCATTTCTTGTAAAAGAAGAAAAAGTTCTCATCATCGCTATGGAAAGTGAAGATGAGAAGCAGATTGCTAATGCAGTCAAAGATGTTATCAAAAGTTGTGTCTTGTCCAGAGGGTTCAAGATAGAGGAACTTTCAACTTTTGATATTGAATTTCTTTTCCTTAATATCAGAGGTAAGTCTGTTGGTGAGGAAGTTGAGGTAATGGTCACTTGTCCTGATGATGGCGAGACTCAAGTTCCTGCTGTCATCAACCTTGATGATATTAAGGTCATTAAAGGAAGAGGACACAAGAGAGATATCAAACTTGATGATGAACTTGTCTTAAGGATGAAGTATCCTTCCATTGATGAGTTTGTTAAAAGTAACTTCTCCGAAGATGCTATGACAGTTGATGATACCTTTGAACTTATCTCTACTTGTATTGATCAGGTCTTCAATGAGGAGGAGTCTTGGTCATCATCAGACTGCACTAAAAAAGAGTTAAAAGAATTCTTGGAGCAGTTGAGTTCAAAACAGTTTGGAGAGATTGAAAAGTTTTTCCAAACGATGCCAAAGTTATCACATACTATCAAAGTTGTGAACCCTAAGACTGGCAAAGAAAACAAAATTGTACTGGAGGGATTAACTGCTTTTTTCGGGTAGGTATGGCTCATGAAGATCTTGAGTCATACTTTAGGGTTAATTTTGCCTTGATGCAGCATCATAAATACTCATTAACAGAGCTTGAAAATATGATTCCTTGGGAGCGTGAAGTGTATCTCACTTTCCTCCATCAATATATTGAGGAAGAGAATCTGAAAGCAAAACAAGCGGAAATGAATGGCTAACGCACCTATTATTAACAGACCTAGGTTTAGAATATCTAGATATTCTTTCTTAACCCCACCATCACAGCAGAATGCTGCTATGGGGCAAGGTATTGATTTGAATGCCAATGCCATCAGACAGAACACCGCTGCCATTCAAACTATCAATGCATCATTATCAAACATTGGTGGTCAGATAGCATTACTAAACAAAACTCTTGTAGACATTTCAACTCAGGTAAGAGGTTCTGCTTTACTTGATCAAATAAGGGAGCAAGAGAAACAGAAGAGAGAAAGAATATTAGCAGAGCAAGCAGTAAGAGATAATAAAGAAAGTGGTATTGAGAGAAAAGTTCAGAGTGCTCTCGCTAAACCATTACAAAAAGTAGGTCAAAAAGCACAGGGTGTCTTGGCAAGACTTGGAAGGTTCTTTACTATTCTATTGGCAGGGTTCTTAGGTGGTCAAACACTCAAGTTTATTGGTGGTTTGATAACTGGAAATAAAAATGCTTTAACAGAAGTAAGAGACACATTACTTAAGAATCTGAAGTTTATCATACCAATATTCTTAGCACTCACGGGAACTCTTGGTATTATTACACGAAGTCTTGTAAGACTGGGATTCAGAATTGCAGGTAGTGCGTTCAGAAACTTGCTGATGAGACCTATCACTTACTTGTTAAGGTTGGCAGGTGCGGCAGCAACTAGTCTTTTAAATGGTGTAAGAAACACTCCTTTACCTGGTAGAAACCAAGGTGGTAGAAACCAGGGTGGTAGAAACCAAGGTGGTAGAAACCAGGGTGGAAGAAATCAAGGTGGAAGAAGAAGTGGTGGTGGTGGACTTTTTGGTGGACTTTTAACTGCAGTGCTTGGTTCAACTTTACCTGGATATCAAGCACAGGGTGGTTTGGGGCAGATTATCAATCAAGCGGTTGCAGATCCTATAACGGGAACACTCATATCATTTTTGATACCTGGAGGTAATGTTGTACGTACAATAATAGGTACAGCTGTTGCAACTGGACAAGCTGGAAGGGTTGCAGATATCATAACAGGTGCTGGATCTGATGCTACTGATACACAACTTCAACTTCAAGAACAACAAGATAATGTAAATATCAACCTTATCCCAACAACTACAGGAGGATCTCAAGAAATAGGTGCAGTAGATGGAAATGCAAACGACATTCCACTCATCAATACAACAAATAGAGATAACTTCTATTTGATGTACTCTATGATTCAGTATAATATCCAACCTAGCTAATGTCTATTCTAAGAGGTGTTACTAAAAACTTAACTTCTTTAAGGGAATCTGTTGCAAGTTCAGTTTCCACTGCAGAAGGTATCATCAATTCTGTGAAAAAAGATAATGCTGCAAAGAGAAAGAACACTGCCAATGATGCTAAACTGTTCAGACAAAGACGTAATAATATTCTTAGACAAGAAAGAGAAGATCAGTTAGAAGCATCAACTGTGACAGGTTCTTTAAAAAGGACTGGTAAAGTAATTCAAAAGAGTAATAAGAGTTTCCTTGGAAGAATAATGGACTTCGTGGGGACTTTACTCATCGGATGGGCAGTTACAACTCTTCCAAGAATTATAGGGAGTGCTGAAGATGTAATGAAGAGAGGTCAACTCTTCGTTCGTAATATGGAGGAGTTTGTCAAAGGTATTGGTGATATAATAACAGCAACAACTGTTGGTATTTTGGAAGTTGTTGGTGCAGCAGCAAACTTTGATTTTAAGCAAATGGGTGATTCGATCCAAACTGCTGCTCAAAGAGTCCAACTTGGATTTACACGAATGCAGTTGAGCGTTGACCGTGCATTTCAAATTCTTTCAAGACCAATGTCAGAACTCTTAGGAGTTACTGAAAAAGATTTTGAGTTGCCAGAAGAAGAAGAAGAAATCCAAGCACGACAGGCAACTTCCCAACCAACTTCACAACAAACTCAAACTCAATCTCAAGGAGAACAGAGAGAAGTAAACACAGGTTCTGTTGATACGGGATATAAAGACTATAAAGGTAGACCTATTAAGTTATCTCCTCAAGCTGCCAAAGCATTTATTAAAATGGCTAAGGACGCTGAAGCAGAGGGTATTACTAACTTTGGATCATATATCACTAGTCATTTTAGGTCGGAAGAAAAGAATGAAGACGTAGGAGGTGTTAGAGGTTCAAAGCACTTGACAGGCAATGCTATTGATATCGATATGCTCAACCCTGGTCCAGGTGACGAATGGATACAAAAAAATGGTGCCAAGTATGGTTTCATTTACAATGGATATAAACCAGATTCAACTCACTTTGATTTTGATCCAACTAAAGTAACAGTTCCTCTAGAACCCCCTAAGACAAAAACACCACCACCAGAACCATTAACAAAAGTAGCACCGCCACCAGTAGAACCAAAGAAAGAAAAAAATTTCATTGAAAAATATCTTTTTGATCCAAGTCAACCATTTAATTTTGATATATCAAAAAAACCCAAAACAATCAATGTCCCTTATCCAGTTGTTGCGAGTGCACCACCAGTTCAGAAAACTGCACCTAGTGCTATGATGCCTTCCGCTGGTAGGTTAAATAATACATTATATGATGTTCAACTTAACTCACCAGCATTAACGTAATGGCGGCGATAGATCCTTCTTTATATGAAAGTATAATTATTGAAGCAGCAGA